ATTACTAATAGACGAAAATGACCTGTTACTTTCAGGGGTACACGCTCTTTCAATAGTGGAGAATCCTGCCATACAGTCAGATTTCATTGCTTTGGGAGACCAAAAACCTGTCTTATTGGCAGAAGTTAGCAAGGATAAGCAGATACTTATGGGTGCTGCTTTAATTCCTGACAAGCCTATCTACAGAAAAGACGGAGACGAAGAGTACTATGTGTATTTTTCAAAGGAGACTATAGCTAAAACGGCTGAGGCTTTTTTCAGAAATAACAATCAAAACAACGCTACTCTAGAGCACGCTGAGGTCTTAGATAATATGACTGTATTTGAATCGTGGATAGTAGAAGACCCTGAGTTTGACAAGTCTAAAAAGTACGGCCTTGAAGTTCCTGCGGGAACTTGGATGGTGTCAATGAAAGTTGACGATAAAGACGTGTGGGATAACTACGTGAAAGACAACAAAGTTTTTGGCTTTAGTATTGAAGGTAAATTCGCAAATGTACTAAGAAAAGAAAGCTCAGATATGGACTTTAGTGACCAAGTTTTAGACAAGACTTTGGATATGATAAGAGAATTTGTAAAAGAAAATTATTAATATATAAAACAACAATATGCCAATTAGAGAGATTACAGGAGTAAATGACGGAGGGGCTTTGTTCCCTGATAATACAGAGAGCACATCTTCTAATAATAATAGTACATCTACTATACTCAATGAAAGCCAACAAGGTGGAGGCGGTACAAGTGGGGAGGCAGGTTATTCTAGGACTTCAGCTTTTGTAGATTCGTCAGTAAACTACACACAGCAAGACGTAGACGCTAACTTATATAAGGTATTCAGCTTTAATGAGGCTAATCACTTAGCAAACGATAACCCTTATTGGAGTACACCGACACCTAGTGGAACTACAGGGATAGGATTGTTTCAAGGTGCTAATTTACCTGATGGTGTAACATCTCTAATGGACTACGCATACATCTTTAACGACAATTACCCTTCTAACGGTACTACAGGATTTGAAGGTAGCACGGGTAGGCTTAAATTAAATGAGTTAGTATACGGAGACCAAATAAGAGTACGTTTTGACTTTAATGTAATACCTCAGATTTCAAACACAACTGTAGAACCTGCTCTTTGGTACTCTAACAGAAACGATAGCGATGACATTACTTTCACCTTCCCACTTACAGCACAACCTATTTTTTATGGTGGTGGTACGGTAGGTAATACATACTTGAATAGGGTAGAGATTTCAGCGTGGATAACTTCAAACGAAGACGTGAATGCTTTGGCTTTACCTGCTATTAAGTCAGACAATCCTATAATAATTGAGCCTATTGGAATATTAATCACTGTAATAAGATAACAAAATGATAAAGATAGTAAGAAACGAGCAAGGGAATTGTATTAATTTTGAAGGAAGTTCAAACCCGACATATTGGAATGCTTGTCTGAGTGGAGAAGTTGATAGTGAAGACGCTAACGCTGTAAATGTTATTAATGATGTTGTTACTTCAGAAACAGGCTCTACTGAATATGAGTTTTATAAAATACCTTTTACTGAGTTTTCAGATAAAGATGGTAACGCATTTGCAGACGCTACAGAGGCCGCCGCCTACATTACGGCACAAGCTAACGTTATAGGATTAGGTGGTTCAGGAACGGACTTAAATGGTGTTAACTTATGCTTCAGACTAGATGACACTAGCACATCTATACTTTTAGACAATGGGTATCACTACGGGGTTAATGCTATACAGGCAATAGCTCACTCAGACGGTACTATACATATTGTTTCTGTAAGCGGAGGCGATATAACGCATTTTTACGGACTTGAAGTAGGTAATGCTTGTGTTGGTACGGTAGTTATAGCAGGTGGCTTAAATGACGTTGTAAACACGTTAAATGAGCTGTTTACTGTAGGTGCATTTGAGGCTGTAGTAATTGCAGACCCACATAGTACTTTAGTCGCAGACGTTGGCGGTGTAGATACTACAGGAGGCTTAGTAGGGGACGCTATTAATCCTTCAGGAGACGATATAGGTGCTGCAACTTCTGCTCACTATAATAAGTTTGGTTATAAGTCTACAGAAACCATTGACCAAGCAGGAGAATACTTCACTTTTAATATGAGAAACGAGGGTATATTTGGAGCTTGTTTAGTTTTAGATGACATAGCAGACGCACAAGGTAATTTAACTTATGCAGACCCAACTAAATTTTGTGACGGTGTTACAAATACAGGAAATATGGGTATACAATGGGGTATGTTCTTTCATCCTTCACCTGATGGCCCTTGGACGTATTACGGAGCGTTGACAGGTACTGTATACGGTAGCGGTTGGAATGGTGTAGATGCATTCAGATACTCAAATGACGGAGCTAATTGGTTGGCAGGTAATGCAGAAGAGTTTAGAATCGGTATAGATGCCAATAGCTTTATATCAATGGAGTATTACAATAATGATACATCTTTGTGGGTTGTAGTTTCAAGAACTAACTATCCTGTAGGTAATAATGTAAAGTTTCATTTAGGTATTAAATTTTGTGACTCAGTTGTAAGACTAGTTGACAATCCAAAAGTACATTTATTAGAGCCCACAGCCCCTACAATGAATTTTAGATATATTGAGAGCCCTGATAACAACTTTGAGTATCCTTTATTTGCTACAGAGGAAGAGGCTAATTTCTACGATTTAAACAGCGGTGGAACGGGAACGTCTCACTCACACACTTACACAGATGACCCTACAAGTACTACGTGGTATATGGCTGACAATCAGTCTACTATGACGGGAACTAGTGTGCCTAGTGGAGCTTATTTAACGTTTATGAGTAATGCGGTTACTTTCACAGAAATAACTAGCTTAACGGATGCAGACTTAACACCTTCAGCTTTTAGCTTTAGTGATATCTCACAAGAGGAAGGAACGGCTGTTAATTTACAACTATATCCCGCAGGAGCTACATTCTCACAAAGTGCCACCATAAGCCCAAATACAAGCGGTCTAGTGTACAATACATCTAGCCACTACCTACAAGGTACTCTAGCAGACGTAGGAAGTGATACGATTTACACAATCACGGTAATTAGGGCGAATGCATACGGCTCAACCACAAGTACCTTCACTATCACAGCTACTGATGTTCCTGTGGCTAGTTCTTTAACTACACCTTGGAACAAAGCGGTTGTAATTAATGGAGCTAATGAATATCTAATAGGTGTACATAATAGTAACTCATTTAATATTCTTAATATGGGAGGTATGAACAACGACGTATGGGGAGCCAACAACGGTAAAACATCTACAGACACAGATGCTAGACCTTGGAGTATTTCTCAAGTAGTTTATATAGATAATTCACAACCACAATGTTACTTCTCACAGGCTGAAAATTATGCTAATGATAGAATTTCTTTAAGTACTCACGAAACAGGAGCTAACTCTAAGATAGAATTCTATTGGGGTCGTTCTACAGGTACAAACGGAGCTAATAGTAATGGATGTCAATTCTTATTTGATAAGCCTTCTGACGGTTGGTATGGTTATTACATAGATACTACAGGTTTCAGGCCAAACCAAACTCAATCAACTACAACTGCCTTAGCTGATAACTTTAGATTTAAGCAAGTTAATTTATCAACGGGAACTGTAACAGATATTACGGGAACTTGGGCAATAGTAGGGGATGGTAGACTAAACAGGGGACTTAATGGAGATTTCTATATAGGTAGAGAGTCGGGTAGTCAGTCATTTAATAGTAATAGTTCTTTAAAAGTAGCAGCTACATTGGTATCTACTTTGAAAAGAGATTTCTTATTACCTGACGATACAGAGATATCTATGCAAGTAAGAGACCCTCAACAATGGGTTATTGACTACAGAGATGGAACTCAGCAAAGACTAGCATATAACAACACTCCATATTCTTTTGATACATACCCTGAAAGATGTGTTTCACTATGGTTGATGGGAGATGGTGCTTTAGATAGCTACTCTAACAACTTGAGAAATGATGTTAAGACGGCTGACCAAAACTATACAATGCTAAGGTTGCAAAATATGGTGTCTAACGATATTGAGACAGTAAATATTAACGGGTTAACATAGTAGCAAAAGCCCCTCTTTAACTAGGGGGGTTATATGCTAAAATAATGTTTTTAAATAAAGAGAATGTACATAAAAGCAAAATATCCAAAAGTAGGTAGAGAATGGTATAGGCAGGGTGTCCAAGGTTTTGGTAGCTTGTACGGAGGCAATCAAATGAGTGACGTAACTAACAATGCGTCTAGTAACCTAACTAGCAGATTATCAACTAGTCAGATGTTTGAAGGTAACATCGTATCTATATACACCAATACTAACAACGGAAACGAGCTTGTATTTACAAATGAATCTGTTTTTTTAATCAACAATTCTACTTTAAACATAACAGAAATTAACGCTGAGAGGGCTTTAGAATTTATTAACGAGTCAGATTGGCTAAAAGAAGATTAAACAATGGCAATAACAAATACAGGAATAGTAGAGAGAGTAATAACAGGAGTTAACGAATCTGACTTATTCTTAGACAGTGAAGCAACTAGTGTAGTAAATAACACGGGTATAGTAGAGCGTTCTGTAGTGGGTGTAAACACCTCAGAAACTCCATTTTGGAGACCTACAGAATCTGATTCAGTAGTTAACAATACGGGTATAGTTGAAAGGCCTATCTCAGGAGTTAACGAATCCGACCCTATGTTTCCTAATAACACAATTTCCAACATAATTAACTTAGCGGGTAACTTACTGATAGCTTTATTCGAAGCCTTCAAAACAAGAGTATCGACAGACGGCGGTACTTTAGATAACGAAGTAGGCCTAGATACCGATAACTTTGACGATACATCATCTCTTACAATGCTCCCTAATGCCTATAAGGATGGTACATTATATAGTGTATTGCCTGAAGATGGTACAGGAGACTTTGACGTAGTTAGAGGCAGTAGTGCTACTAGAGTAAACTCTTTAGGACTAATTGAAGAGGTTTCTAGTAATGAGCCTAGAATAGACTACACAAGTGGTAGCCCTGTTTTATTGGTAGAACCACAGAGTACTAATTCATTACCTTATTCAGAGGATATAACAAATTGGGCAAATAGCGCAAGTACATTGACAAATGGGTTAACATCTCCAAGTGGGGATAATTCAGCTTATAGTGTATTAAGTGGTGCAGGAGCGTCAGACAGACTATCTTTTATAACAACACTTACTGCGGTAAATACACAGCATACAATGAGTGCATTCGTAAAGCAAGTAGGTGGCTTCAATACTGCATACTTAAGGTGGGGTCATTCTGAGCTATCAAACAACATAGCAACCTTTGCCTTTGACACAGAGGTGTTAACAAATGTATCAGGTAATTCTACAGATTTGTTTGTTGAAAATTATGGCAATGGTTGGTATAGAGTAGGATTCACTTTTACTACGGGAGCAACTATTACTAACCAACAACTACAGGTAAATAGAGGTGCTAACGTTACCGCTGCTTATTGGGGGATTCAAATTGAAGAACTATCATACGCTACTAGCTATATTCCAACTACAGGAGTTATTGCCACAAGGTTAGCAGATTCAGTAACAGGAGCAGGAGATGCAAGTACATTCAATTCGACTGAAGGAGTATTATACTTTGAAGGAACTGCTTTAAGCAATGGTGGTTCTAATAGAATTATCTCACTTTCAGATGGAACTAACGACAATCTAGTGTATATTAGAATTGATAGCACAGCAAGCAGATTTAGATGTTTTGCTAGAGGTGGTGCAGGCTCATATACTTCAGCATTAAAGAGTGGTATTATCCAAACAGATAACAATAAGATAGCTGTGTCTTGGGATAATACAAATTTAAAAATGTATATAAATGGCTCACTTGCTGCGTCTTCGTCAATAAATAATTTACCTGTTGGTTTAGATAGAGTAAGTTTTACTAGCCCTACAGGAGGTGACACCTTTGAAGGAAAAGTAAAAGACTTGAGAACATACAATACAGCTCTTACGGATGCAGAATTATTAACCTTAACTACAATATAATGATATATATTAGATACGAATTTAACGATAAGGAACAAGCTGAAAGTAAGATACTATCTCAAGAAGGTGTTAACGCAACATTTATAAAGCTTAATAAGTTTATTCTAACTGAAGGTGTATACGATAACGAAGGAGTTGAATTAACAGCTCCTATTTTATCTGAAGGGTATGCTTTAGACGTGCTTTGGAGAGACTTAGATGCTTCGCCTTATGGTTGGAAAAGCTACGAAGTAGAGCCTAGTAACCCAAAACATAAGCTTTTGTAGTCCTAAAAATCAAATTAGCATAAAAAGTGTTTTTAAATAAAGTATAAACCCTTAAATCACATTATGTTAAACGCAAAAGACACGTTACAGAAAATCGCTGAAGCTCTAAACATAGCAGCACAGCCACAAGAAACAACTGAAGTACAACCAACTCCACAACCTGAAGCAGTAGAGCCAACAAAAGAACTAATAGAAGAGCCAATTGCTGAGGTAGTAGAAGAGGTTAAAACAGAAGTAGAAGAGCCAAAGGCAGAGCCACAGATTGAGACCGAGGCAGAGCCAAAAGAAGAGGTAAAAGACGACAGAGTGGAAGCTCTAGAGAGTCAATTAGCCGACCTTAAAAAGATTCTAGCAGACGCTATGAAAGTAGAAGAGGTAGAGACACCTGTAGTACCTGAGCCTGAGACTAAGGCCCTAACTCACAGCCCTGAAGCTGAGGTTAAAACAACCGCTAAAGGAGTAGGTAGAAAAGGAACTACAATTCAAGAACGAGTATTCAAGTACATTAATAATAACTAAAATTAACAATTAAAATTCATTTAAACAATGGCAACAACAACTAGTATCACAACAAGTTACGCAGGAGAAAAAGCTTCAGGATTTATCGCAGCAGCTTTATTATCAGCGCCAACTATCGACAAAGGCGGAATTACAGTAAAGCCGAACATCAAATTCAAACAAGTAATGCAAAAGCTTGCAGTAGGAGACATAGTAGCAGACGCTTCTTGTGACTTCACAGCAACTTCAAGTGTAACACTTACTGAGCGTTATTTAGAAGTAAAAGATTTCCAAGTAAATTTGGAACTTTGTAAAAAAGATTTTGAATCGGATTGGCTTTCAATTGAGCAAGGTTTTTCTTCTTTTGACGAACTACCTAAGTCTTTCGCTAACTACCTAATCGGACACGTAGCAGGTAAAGTAGCAGCTAACGTAGAGAACAACATTTGGAACGGAACAGGAGCAGGTAAATTTGACGGCTTAGTAAACTTAATGACGGCTGATGCTGACGTTAACGATGTAGCTTTCACAGGAGTAACAAACGCAGGAAACATTATCTCTCGTTTAGGAGAAGTAGTAGACGCAATTCCTGAGACTGTATACGGTAACGAAGGACTAGCAATTTATATCTCTCAAGCAGATGCACGTTCTTACGTAAGAGCTCAAGCAGCTTTAGGTTACAAAGACCTTTACCACGTAGGACAGACTGCAATGGACTTTGAAGGAGTTAAATTATTCGTAGCTAACGGACTTTCAAGTGGACAAATGGTAGCAGGAGAAAAGGATAACTTAATGTTCGGTTGCGGTTTGCAAAATGACCAAAACTTAGTTAAGCTTATTGACTTAGCAGATATCGACGGGTCTCAAAATGTGAGAATCGTAATGCGTTATTCTGCGGCGGTACAATACGCTATCGGAGCAGAGCTTGTTCTTACAACTCAGTCTTAATAACAGACTAATTATCTAAAGGGCCTCTTTAATTAGGGGCTCTTAATTAACTCAATATCAATAACTTAAATACACAAAAATTATGGCTTGCAATATAACAGCAGGACGTTTAGAAGGATGTAAGGACGCAGTAGGTGGCTTGAACGCTATCTATTTCGTAAACTTCGGTGCTATGGGAGACTTAACTATTTCTGACGAAACGGTTACAGGAATCGCAGCAACTACACCTGACGCTTTCAAATACGACCTAAGAGGTACATCTACCTTTGACCAATCACTAACATCTAGTAGAGACAACGGAACTACTTTCGCTGAGCAGACGCTTACAGTTTCTTTAAAGAAGCAAGACGCAACTACTCACAAAGAAGTAAAGCTATTAGCTTACGGAAGACCACAAATCCTTATTGAGGACAACAACGGTACTGTATGGCTAATGGGTGAAGAGTTTGGTTCTGAAATGAACGCTACAGTTTCTACGGGAGCTAGTTTAGGGGACAAATCAGGATATGAGCTTACTTTCGCAGCAATGGAGAAGGGTTTCGCTAAGCAGTACACAGGTGTAATCGCAACAGATTTCGCAGTAACTGTAGGTATCTAATAACTACATTTGAATACTATAAGAGAGCTACCTTAATCGGTGGCTCTTTTTTTGTGTCATTATCTAGATTAAAGTGTTTTTAAATAAAGGCTTTACAAATGAATTACATTGATATAACACAGAGCAGTCAAACTCTAGACATAAACACAAACTCAGATAGTAATGTAGGGGACGCTGACTTTAGCATTTACAAGGACGGCTCGGATACTTTAATCATTCAACATAGTTCAGACATAACGTATCACAACTACTATAGCTCTATAGATTTTGACGAAGAGGTTTTAGTTGTTTTAAAAGATGAGACTCAATATAGTATAGAACTAGTAGACACAGTAAATAATAAGGTAATATACAGAGGTAAATTTCAAACAACAAGTAAAGACATAAATAACCTATCTATTAACGAAGGACAATATATTAAAAAAACCACAGCAACTAACTACACAATACTAGACTAATGAACTATACTATAACCAATTTAAGTGCTTACGAAATGCCTAAGGCTATCGAGGACAAGCTAAAGGACTACGTGGCTTACGGAGAAGATAACGACTACTTCAGTTTTTTAATACAGCAATACCTACAGAGTGCAACTAACAACGCAGCTATAAAGTCTATTTCAGATTTAATCTACGGACAGGGCCTTTGTATCGATGGTCTAGAGAAGGATAGCGCACAAGTTAAGGAGCTAAGAAAACTAATCAATCACAGAGACTTAAAGAAGGTTATACTAGAGCGTAAGATGTTAGGAATGGCAGCTATGCAGGTTATATATAGTAAAACAGGAAACAATAGAAAAGTAGTAGGTATAAAGCATTTTCCTATACATACTTTAAGACCTGAAAAAATGAACGCTGAAGGTGTTATAGAGAATTATTACTACCATCCTAATTGGGTAGACAAAAGACCTACGGATACACTTAAAAAGATACCTACATTTGGTAACTCAAAAGAGGCTATTGAATTGTTTATATTAAAACCATACATTTCAGGTTACTCATATTTCAGCCCTGTAGGATATAGCGGTGCTTTACCTTATTGTGAGCTAGAGAATGAAATCTCAGACTACTTACTTAATGAGGCTAAGAACTCTTTTAGCGGTACAAAGGTTATTAACTTCAACAACGGAGTGCCTTCAGCTACAGAGCGTTCAGCTATCTCTAACGACGTTAAGCAGAAGCTTACAGGCTCTAAAGGTCAAAAAGTAATTGTAGCCTTTAATGAGAACGCAGACAGCAAGGCAACAGTAGAAGATATCTCTTTAAATGATGCACCTGCTCATTATGAGTATCTAGCGAATGAAGCTATGCACAAAATTTTAGTAGGGCACAGGGTTACTAGCCCTATGCTACTAGGAATTAAAGACGGAGGTAATGGCCTTGCAAGCAACTCAGATGAGATTATGGTAGCTTCTCAGCTATTTAACTCTACGGTTATACGTAACTTTCAGGATGAGATTTTAGATGCCTTAGAAGAGGTCTTAGAGCTTAACGGAGAAGTGCCTGAATTATACTTTATTACATCGCAACCTATTGAGTTTACTAATGAAAACCAAGAGGAAGAGACAGAAGAAGTAGAAGACAAAAAAGTAGCTAAGGTAGAGGATAAGGATAAGAAGGAGAATAAAGTAGACCAAAACTTAAGCTCAGCTATTGAAGTAGCTATGAGTGCTTACCTAAAGACTAGAGATTAATGTGTACGTTTGAAGAGCAACAAGCCGAGACTTTGCTATACCTAAATAAGGTAGGCGAAGTTATGCCTGAAGATTGGGTATGTATTGATGCACGTATAGACGAAGGGGAGACAGAAGACGAAGACTTTGAAACTATGTTAAACGCTACCTTAAACGTGGCCCTTAGTTTCGCACCTGCAGATAATAGAGCAAAGGATAGCAAACAAGATAACAAGTTTGTGAAAGTTCGTTACGCTTACGTACAAGGTGCAAAGAAGCACGGCAAAAGTAACAACGGTAAAAAGATGCGTCCCTTCTGTAGAGCTATGGAGTCGGCCTCTAGGTTATATAGAAAAGAAGATATTATTAAAATGCAAGCAGACGGTGTTAATTCGGTGCTAGGCCACAACAAAAACGCTTATAGCATTTGGAAACACAAAGGAGGGGTTAACTGCCACCATAAATTTGAAAGACGCATATATATAAAGAAGACTAAAAATGATGGTACACCTTGGGGAGGTGGTGCAATGAACGGAGTAAAAAAGAGTACAATAGCACAAGCTAAGAAAAAACATTTTAACCCTAAAAGTGGACGCTATAGAAATGATAGGAGGGTAGCTGAGGCTCAAATAGACAGAGCAGACAAAGGCCACCATCCAAGTTATAAACCAAAAGGAAAAAAGAAATAATATGAAAGCTTTATTTATTAGTAGAGATGACCTAGTAAGATATACACCAATATCGGGAAACCTAGATTTTGACAGAGTAGTACAATATATTGAGATAGCTCAAGACATTCACGTACACGAATTACTAGGAAGTAACTTGTATAAGAAACTACAGGCAGATATCTTAGCTAACACACTTACAGGAAACTATGAGACTTTAATGACTACACACATTAAGCCTATATTGGCTCAGTATGCACTACTAGAGTTCTTACCATTTAGTCAATTCAGTATCAACAACAAAGGTGTATTTAAACACACTAGTGAAGCCGCTGAGACGTTAACTAAATCTGACCTTAATATGATGGTAGAGGCTACGAGAGATACGGCACAGCATTACGCAAATAGAATGGTAGACCACTTATGTAGCTATCCTTCTTTATACCCTGAGTACTTAACTAACTCTAATGACGAACTGAGCCCTAGTAGAGACACCAACTTTGGAGGTTGGGAAATTTAAGACACACTAACTATTTATTAACTACCCCCGCAAAACAACAGCAATGCTTGATTTATTGAACACCCTAGTCCGTAAAGTGGATAACCAATATTTGATTTTTATCACTATAATAATAACACTAATATCTGTTATATTTAAAAAGGATATACAAAAAGCAATTAAGAAAATTACCTATTATATAGGAGTAAAAAAAGGTATAAAGGTGTCGGCTCTTATAGACCACGATATTTTTAGCACGTTTTCGAGAGTAGTTAATGAGGTGCATAATATGAGGTTTTATACTAGCAATGAATACGACAAGACTAAGTCTATAATGTGCTACGAGTTTACTGTTCAAAAAGCTATAAGCTGTCAGATATTGATGAAAGAAATAATCTTTACTGACGGTATATGTGAAATGAATACAGACAAGCTAAAGAAGTTAATACTTGAAAAGCAGACAGAGATGCACGTTGATTACGTAAAAGAGATACGCAGTTTGTGGCTTAGTAAAGGAATAGCTCCTAGCAGTGTAGACCACGTTGTTTCATTATTTGAAGGCTTTAGGTTTCCTGTGATACGCTCCTTTGAACATAGAATCTCTGCTATATTTGGCAGTAGCTTTCACCCGAATAACGTTGAAAGAATTTTAGCTGTATTTGATATGTGGGCTATGGGTATTGACTTACTACCTAATGATATGAAGATAACCTTTGAAACGCTTAACGGTAAATTCAAAGATATAGATTACAGGTAAATATGAGGGCTATAAGTAAACTAATAATACATTGCACAGCTACTCCCGAGGGTAGAGATGTATCTGTGGACACTATAAGACAATGGCACTTAGATAGGGGTTGGAGCGATATAGGATATCACTATATAATAGACCTTAAAGGAAACCTACACGAAGGCAGGCCCGTTGAAAGACAAGGTGCACACGTAAGAGGATATAACAAAGGCTCTATAGGAATCACATACGTCGGCGGTGTTGACTCTAATATGAAACCTAAGGACACAAGGACAGAAAATCAAAAGGGACGCCTAGAAGCTCTTATAATGGATTTAATGGATATGTACCCAAATAGTACACTACACGGACACAACGAATTTAGCTCTAAGGCTTGCCCTAGTTTTGACGTACAAAAAGAATATATAGATATAATAAACTACTTTAAAGATTGTGAGTAAGCTAAGAGAGATTTTTATAATACTTTCATTTATTGGAGGTGCTACAATTAGAGAGGACTCTACTAAGTATCCTAAAACTCTTATGCTTATAAACAGACTTTTAACTATAACACTAACACTATGGATAATAGCAAACCGAAATTAAGAAAAAACGGAGGAGAAGGAACTAACGTAGGTAATGCACTTAGATGGCTTGTGAAGCAAGGTAAGAGCGTTTCTCCTGAACTTTTAACTCTAGCAGGTAATATCACGGGTATAAAACAATTGAGTACCTTAGGAGACGCTATAAGAGGCGATAAGAATTTACCTGAAGCGGACAAGACTTTACTACTCCAAGAAATGGAGAATGATATGATTGAAATGGTAGAGGTTACTAAGCGTCTAGGTATGGATAACGAGCACACCGTTACACGTCTAGTTAGGCCTGTGACTTACGGAGCTATGTTTTTAATGTTCTTAGCCTGTGTATTCTTTGATGGTAACCTAGGGGAGTTTACAATAGATAAAGCTTACGTTCCTGTGATTCAGTCTTTATTCGGTACTATGACTATATTTTACTTTGGCTCTAGAGGTATTGAGAAGGTTATGAAAACTATGAAACGTGATTAAAGTGTTTTTAAATAAAGACCTATATACTTAAAAAATTAGAAGGATATAACGCAGGTTTTATGTAGGGTTTTTCCTGCGTCCTTCTCTTCACTATGGCAAAGAAAAAGAAACGTACTATAAAGCAATGGAAGACGAAAATAGACCCTGTCTTTCACGAGTACGTACGCCGTAAAGAGGTAGACAATCACACAGGCTTAGGTAAGTGTGTTACCTGTAATAAAACATTTCATTTTTCAGAGCTAGATTCAGGCCACTTTATGGGTAGACAACATCTATCTACTAGATGGGACGAAAGGAATGTACACATACAGTGTAGAAAAGACAACCGCTTTTTATATGGCTTACAATACGAATACAGTTTATTCTTAGGCCCTGAGTTATCTGACGAATTATTACAACTATCTAGGCAACCTATGAAGAGAATGGAGTTTGAATATCAAGAACTCTTCGATTTATATAAGGCTAAATTACAGGAGCTCAAAGACTTACAGAGCTTTTAATATACTTTAACATAATTTTAACATTTTATATTTGGCATATACGCTTCTTTTGTGTATGTTTGCATTGTGCTCATTTAATTATGGGCTATAAAAACGGCTTTTTAGATAAAGTCAACGGAAACCCTGTATCATATAGCTATCAATAACAACACCCACTAAAAACAACACCCACTAAAAGCAATACCCACTAAAATATAAACCTTAAAGTAAATTAATTATGCAAGAAAAGAAACCACTAGAAAGAGTAACTATAAAAGAAGGTAAGACTTTGGATATAGAAATCAAAAGAAGTAAATTACTAAGAAGTATGACTCCTGTAAAATTCGTTAGTAGTGTAGTAGAAGTATCTAAAAATAAGGCTTTTCTAAAAGGCTATCAATTAAAGAGACTAAATGCAATACTTACTAAGTCATTAGATGGTTTCCCTGCGGACTTAAAAGACTATGAAGCTATTATAGAAATGCAAGCAACAATCAAAGCTTATATAGTTAGCAATAATATGAACGCAGGTGCTAGAATAAGCAGGATAAGAAGATTACCCTTAACTAGATTAAGAACTAACACTAAAGACTAGAACTATGTGGACTATAAAAGAACGTAAAGCGTATAATGACGCAAAAGAAAAGGAGGTACAAGACAAGAAAAAAGCTAAGTCTATAAATAGGGTTAATTCCGAAATATCTATTAAGGAGTCAATAAGTAAAATAAGCACAAGTTTACAAACACCTAAACAGAGAGAAATGCTACACGCTATATTGAAAGTAGCCAATAAAGGATATGATGCTAGGTTTATAGACTCCTGTATAAAAAGAAAAACCCTAAGCAACTCTCAAAGACTTATACTAAATAAAATATACACTAAATACAAAAACCTAATATAATGAATAAACTAACACTTACACAATTACAAGACAGAGCAGACAATAAGCTAGAGGCTAAGATATTCTTTGCAACCAAGAAACTACAAGAATATAAGATGGTACAAGACGGTATACTAGACTATGGAGTATCTCAAGAAACTATCTGTAATATGATTGATAGCCAAGAGAAGGAGCTACAGGTATTGCATTATATTAACCACCGCTTAACGTTTAATGATTAATATATGAAGCCTAAAGACCATTGCCCAAAACATAAGAGAGCTTTTACTATATATTATAGACATACAGGGGAGCTAATATGTTCTAAATGTAAAGAAATACTAATTAAAGCAAAAAAGATTAAAAAAACTTTGCCCTCTAAGTAACTGCGTTCTAGTAAGTTATAAATTATTTTGAAATTATTTTAAAAAAAGTTGTAAAAAAGTTTGGTAGAAACAAAGAAAGGGTTGTATCTTTGTACCAAGCAATAACGCTTATAACATTAAAACAAAATATTATGACAACTTTAAAAACAATCACATTAGGAAACGTAGAATTAAGACTAGACCAAATATCTTCTATAAAAGACAATAAAGTACTAGGGTATATGGTAAGTAAATTTGAGGACGGATTAAGATACTACTTAAGCTCCCCTAACACAATAGAAGAAACAGAAGAGCATTTAGATTTCTATACTAATCAATACAACTAAAAATAACGGGGGTGTAAAAGCCCCCAAAAAAATAAATTAAAAAAACCTTGTATAAACTAAAAAGAGTTTGTACCTTTACAAAAAACAAATTAAACCCTTAAAAACAAAACATTATGACTTACGAACTTACAACTAAATTCATCGCAACTTTAACAGACCAATTACAAAACACATTTATGCCTAAACAAGTTGCCTTGTTAGTACAAAAAGAAATAGACAGATTAGAATTATTATTACAAATCGCATAACTAAAAATTAACAATTAAATTTAAAACTATGAACAAGAGAAAACAAGTAAAAGTAAGAAAGACATTAAGAACTATTAACAAGACAATAACCAATTTAGGAGCAGGTGCAGGTCACGCTCTAAGAAACTAAAAATAAATTAAACCCTTAAAACTAAAATTATGAAAAAAGTACTAATTACAATCGCAGCAGTATTAACATTAATGAGCTGTTCAAAAGAAGAAATGACTGAGACACAAGACCTAAGCTTTAGCGTAATGCCTATCTTTGTAGGAGAGTATGCAAACAATGAAACCTTAATTAATGGAGAGGTATCTGACACTTGTAACAAGACTTGGAGTTTTGCTAGTACATCAGTAAATATTACAGATTGCGATAGTGGCTCTTGGACTTCAGGTTACACCTTTGACAATGAAACGTTATTTATTGCACAATACACAAATACTGAGATAGTATTAATTGAGTATCATTACACAGAAGACGCAGACGGGAACTTAACACTTACACTACTTACAGGAGACTTTGAAATAACTTATAAATTAACACGCTAAAAACTTGCACAGTATATAAATTTTACGTATATTTGCATAAATAATTAAACCCTTAAATACATAAATATGATTGACAAATTAGTAAAGATTCAAAACGAGCTTAAAGCGCCTAAGAGCCAATACAACTCTTTTGGTAAGTATAGCTACAGAAACGCAGAAGATATATTTGAAGCTGCTAAACCCTTAGCTTTTCAACACGGGCTGTTCCTTAGCATATCTGACGAAGTAATTGAAGTAGGTGGCGCTCTATTTGTAGAGTCAACAGCATCTATAACAGACGGAGAAAATACATTCTCAGTAAAAGCTCAGGCGGGTCTAGATTTAAACCGCAAAGGAATGGACAAGGCTCAGGCAAGTGGAGCTTCTAGCTCATATGCACGTAAATACGCTCTAGGAGGTTTATTCTTATTAGATGACACCAAAGACGCTGACGCAACTAACACGCACGGTAAGGGGCCACAGAAGGCTGTATCTGCTCCTGTAGCTAAACCTCAATTAAAGATTAACTCAGAGGCATACTTAAAAGCTATACAAGCTGTAACTAATAAGCAAGTAACTATTGCACAAGTAAAGGCTAAATATGACTTAGATACAGTAGTATTAGGTAGTCTTTTAAAAGCTAGTAAATCAGAGTAAAAATAAATCAAAAAAAGCTTGCATATATTAAATAAAAGTTGTATGTTTGC